ATAGAAACATGGAGACATAGAAATAGAACAACCATCAAATACTCTGTATTCAAAACCTCCTTTAAGTGCTCACACTTAATAAGTAGAATATATCGAATACTTTTAGGAGAGGAAGATATACCTACTTCGGAAAAGAGTGTGTTTTTTAATAATCAATCATATACCGATAAGGTCATGAATAAGTCTATCGATGATATGATAAAAGATAATGAACGATGATAGGAAAATTTGTAAATGGCTTATTCGGCAAAATAGTAGATAATGCGGAAGGTATACTTGACAAAGTTGTTACGACAGACAAGGAACGTGATGAGGCGAAACTCGCTCTTAGACGCTTACTACTCGAAGCCGAAACTGAAGCTTTCAAAAAAGAAGTCGAAGATAGAAAGAGCGCACGTGATATGTATAAAGACGATGCGCTTATTCAAAAGATACTTGCGACTTTATTTACAGCAGCGTACTTCGGATTAAGCTTTATGATGTTTAGATTCTTTGTAATGGGAGATATAAACATGGGTGAGTTTGAAATAAGTTTTGTTTCAACTATATTTGGAGCTATGAGTGCTAAGGTTAATACAGTTGTCGACTTCTTCTTCGGAGGGTCGTCAAAGAAAAATGAACAACAACAAATAAATAATAAATAAAATGGCAGGTAAAAGTAATATAACCGAATACGGTTTTGGACAATACGGTAGTGCGTTCACGAGTACAGCAAACGAACCTATATATCCACCAAAAGATTTAGTGATAGTAGCTATAACATTTCTAGCTGATACACAATTGGAAATAAAAACGACAAATCCAGGCGGGTTAACATCTTCTTTAATTCCAGACTCATCTGGTGCGGAACAGGCTTTATGGATAAGCTCAGACGCAGTCGCACATAAGGATGGTAACTATGTAGATTCAGATACTCACAACGCTGGAGCAGCGGAAGGTGTAATAGTATTAAATGCGGCTAATAGCGCTATCATACCTGGCATGGTAGTTGAACACTCTGTAATGTGTCCAAGAGATTTAAATAATCCATATATTGTAAAGAGCGTAGATGGAGCTAACATAACTTTAGCTAAGAAAAATTCTCCTAGAACAACAGCCGCGGTAGCAGGTAATCAAGCAGATGGTGGTAATATTGGGGCTGTTTTCTACGATTCAATGAGTCAGGGTAGTGGTGGTCAGATTATATCAAACACCGTTACTTTTCCAAGAGGCGTAACTATTTACGGCAGGTGGACAGGCGTTGAGATAGGCGATGGTAAAACAGGTGCAATGATAACTTATTTCGGAGTATAATGGCTTTAGGATTACCAATAGGTTTAATATGGGACAATGTTCCTTCTCCGGCCATACAGCCGTGTAACGATCCTTTAAACATAGAGGATTGTATACTGTGGTATGACTTCACAGATGGGTCTACTATACATAATACTTTATCACCATTTGTGTCTGATCAGGCTCTTGATGGAGAACGTATAGCTAGGGTAGATAACAAAGCTCAAGGACCTGATAGACTAGGAACCTTTTTAGCACACCGGTGGCAAACCTACCCTTGGAGTACTGCTTTATCATCAAGTCAAAACAAAGTGCCATTATTTGAAACAGGTGGAGTTAATGGTTTAAGTTATCTTCATTTTGATGGCGCTCAAGCAAACGAGCCCGTAGGAATGACTAGTAATGATTATCACAACGAAAGCTCTGGATCAAATGCTGAATGGCATGGAGGTTATGGCTCAAATGCTACTGGAGGTTATCTTCTTCAATCAACAGTTGGGTCGCTTTCTCCATTTAGAAATAAATTTTCTAACGCTGTTATTAACACCCACGCTTTTACCTTCTTTGTAGTTTGGGATCCTAACACTGCTAATATTAATAATACTAATTCAGGCGCAAACGGTCATATATTTTCATTTGGCCCAGATAGTGTTGATATAAGCGGCGCAGAAGGAGGGGTGAATGATGATAGGCCTTATGTTAAATTACTTTACAACTCGAGTAATGAAAAAATTAGAATGGTCTACAAGCCTGGGTTTAACGATGGTAACGCTGTAATAAGCACAGGTGGTGCCGCTCAAAACTGGGGAATACCAATAGTAAATGCACCACAAATCTTTGTTGGTAAAATGTACAGTGGTACTAATGGTTTTAGCTTAAAACAAATATCAGGCTCTGGAGGATCTACAGTAGTTACAAAAACAAGCACTGTGCCTAATTCGTCTCCTTATTTGCAAAATATAGATATGGATTCTGGTAGATTCCAAATAGGTACGTGGTCATATTGGAGTGGTTACAAAGTTGACACATCGCCAACTGGCCACTTATATGAAATGATAATGTACAATAAAGTTATGAGTGACGAAGAGCTTGAATGCGCAGAGAATTACTTAATAAACAGATATTTATAAATTTAATAAAATAAAATACAATGGGAAAAAAAGAAAAAGCGGTTGACTTAAAACCAAAGTTAGAAAAAATATCAGATGTTCATCTAACTAGAATACAAAAAGTAGTTAATACTATTAACGCAATACAATTTAATATTGGTCGATTAGAAGCACAAAAACACCAAGCCCTTCATCAGTTGGATGAAGCTCAAACTGGTGTTAAGAAAATGCAAGATGTATTAGTCAAAGAATATGGCACATACGATGTTAATTTAGAGGACGGTACTATCAATTGGCCAGAAGACAAAAAAGATGAAAAATAATATTATAAGAAAAATCACTATAGGTAAAGACTACAAAAACGATTCAATGCACTATGCTGTGGATCAGGAAGTTTATGGTGGTCACAAAATATGTGATATAATAGAAGAAGAAGATAAGTACTCTGTTTATATAAGGAAAGAAGATGTAGTTATACCTTGGAAGGATTTTAATAAAAACATGGCTATATCTATTGAGTATAACTTAGAATACAAGTGAGAGCTTACAAGGATTATATAGTTGAGCCTATTGGTGATAGGTATAATAATATTAAGAAGATAAACAATAAAGAATTAATATTAAATACAGAAATATTTAACCATCAATATGTTAACAGATTAGCAAAAGTAATCGCTACTCCATTATTATTCTCATCGCCTGTCAAGGTGGGTGATGAGATAATAGTTCATCATAATGTATTTAGAAGATGGACCGACGTTAAGGGTAGAGAGAAAAACAGTAGATCATACTGGAAAGATAATAAATATATAATATCAGAAGATCAAATATATTTATATAATAATAAAGCTATGCCTGGTTATTGTTTCGTGCAGCCAATAATATCTGAAGATATATTAACCAATAGTAAAGAAAAAGATTTAATTGGTATCGTAAAATACACTGATGGAATTTTTGATATCAATACTTTAGTTGGTTTTACCCCAAGTAGTGAGTATGAATTTGTTATTAATGGCAAAAGATTATATAGAGTTTTAAATAAATTTATTACAATTAAATATGAATATCAAGGAAACGAAAAAGAGTATAATCCAAGCTGGGCACAAAGCAGTTGAAGAATTAATTAAAGTAGCTAGAGAGGAGATAGTTGATTCAGGTGAAGATATATCAGCGGATAGATTAAAGAACGCAGCAGCTACAAAGAAGTTAGCTATATTTGACGCGTTTGAAATATTAAATAGAATCCACGAAGAAGAAGCTATGTTAGAAGGTAAGCCAATGGAGGAAGATAAAAAACCAGCTTTTAAGGGATTTGCAGAAGGAAGATCTAGGTAATGTATAATCAAAGCTTAGTTAAGGTTGTAGAGCCTGTAAAATTAAATACCATTAAAAGATTAAACAAATCTAAAAAATGGAAATATGGTTACAATAAAGAAGCTGATATAGTTTCTATATCTAAAACAGGAATGATAGGTGAGATATTAGAAATACAAGGTTTTCAAATAGCTTTACCTAAACAACCAAAAGAAATTTATTCTTGTAGCAAAAACCAATCAGAACAAAAATGGAAGCAGTTTCCACCTAATCCTGATTTTAAAAGGATTAAGACAGTGTTTGATTGGCAGTCATATCCAGATGATTTTAAAGAAAAACATTACGGATATATAGACGAAGAGTTTAAAAGAAGAGAGGAAGGTTTTTGGTTTATGAATAATGGAAAACCAACCTACATAACAGGGACACACTACATGTATTTACAATGGAGTAAAATAGATGTAGGTGCACCTGATTTTAGAGAGGCAAATAGATTATTCTATATATTTTGGGAAGCTTGTAAGGCTGATAGTAGAAGTTACGGCATGTGTTACTTAAAAAATAGGCGATCAGGTTTTTCATTTATGAGTTCAGCTGAAACTGTTAATCAAGCTACGCTGGCTAGCGATAGTAGATTTGGGATATTATCTAAAACCGGTGCTGATGCTAAAAAAATGTTTACAGACAAAGTAGTACCGATTAGTTTAAATTATCCTTTTTTCTTTAAACCGATACAGGACGGTATGGACCGACCAAAGTCCGAGCTCGCGTATAGAGTTCCTGCTAAAAAGTTTACCAGGAAAAAAATGAGGGAACGTGAAGAGATAGACGATATGCAAGGTCTAGACACGACTATTGATTGGAAGAACACAGGTGATAATAGTTATGACGGTGAAAAATTAAATTTGCTAGTTCACGACGAGAGTGGTAAGTGGGAGAGACCTGATAATATAAAAAACAACTGGAGAGTTACAAAAACTTGTTTAAGATTGGGTAGTAGGGTAGTTGGTAAATGCATGATGGGATCAACAAGTAATGCTCTTGATAAAGGAGGAGATAATTTTAAGAACTTATATTATAATTCAGATGTTACAAAAAGAAATCGCAATGGACAGACTAAGTCAGGATTATATTCTTTGTTTATCCCTATGGAATGGAACTACGAAGGATTTATTGATGAATATGGACAACCCGTGTTTAATACTCCTAAGCAAAAAGCATTTGATCCACATGGAATAGAAATAGATCAAGGCGTTATAGATCACTGGGAGAACGAAGCAGAGGGATTACAAGACGATCAAGACGCTTTAAATGAATTTTATCGTCAATTTCCTAGGACGGAAGAGCACGCGTTTAGAGATGAAACAAAAAATAGTTTATTTAATCTTATAAAAATATATGAGCAAATAGATTACAATGAGGGTAATAGAAACTCGTCAGTAACAACAACGGGTAATTTTCAGTGGGCTAATGGAAAAAAAGATACCTTAGTTACATACAACCCGGACCCAAATGGTAGATTTAATATTAGTTGGGTACCTGATGTTAAGTTACAAAATAATGTTGTCGTTAAGAACGGTATAAAATACCCAGGTAACGAGCATATGGGAGCATTTGGCTGTGACTCATATGATATATCAGGGACAGTAGATAAGAAAGGTTCTAAAGGAGCTTTACACGGATTAACTAAGTTTTCTATGGAAGACGCTCCAGCAAACACTTTCTTTTTAGAATATATAGCTAAACCTCAAACCGCTGAAATATTTTTTGAAGATGTCTTAATGGCGTTAGTATTTTACGGAATGCCGTTACTCGCGGAAAATAACAAGCCAAGATTACTATACTACTTGAGAAGAAGAGGTTATAGAGGTTTTAGTATGAACAGGCCGGATAAAGTATGGAACAAGTTATCCGTAGCAGAAAAGGAAGTTGGTGGAATACCTAACTCAAGTGAAGATATAAAACAAGCTCATGCGGCTGCAATTGAAATGTATATCAACGATCATGTTGGTTTTTTAGATGACAACACTTATGGCACAATGTATTTTAATTCAACATTAAATGATTGGGCTAGATTTGATATAAATAAAAGAACAAAGCATGACGCTTCTATAAGTTCTGGTTTAGCTATAATGGCTTGCAATAGACACTTATATAAACCCAATCCCGATAGACAAAAACAAAAATTAAATTTGAATATATCAAAATATAACAATAGAGGATTTTCATCTAGGATAATTAAAAATAAAATATGAGGCTAACAGAACATTCTATACATTTTCCATCACAAGCGGTTGGAGATCTAGAAAAACTAAACGAAGAATATGGTTTAAAAGTAGCAAGAGCTATAAGACACGAGTGGTTCTCTGGCACTGTTTCAAAATATAATCATTACAAAAATAATTTTCATAATCTAAGACTATATGCTAGAGGTGAGCAGTCTATACAAAAGTATAAAGATGAATTATCAATTAATGGTGATTTGTCTTATTTAAACTTAGATTGGAAACCTGTTCCTATTATACCAAAATTTGTTGATATAGTTGTCAACGGTATGGCTCAAAGGAATTATCAAATAAATTGCTTTACTCAAGATCCAGCAGGAGTTTCTAAAAGAACCGAGTACATGGAGTCTATATTAAGAGACATAAGAGCAAAGAACTTCGATCAGATAGTAAAACAACAGTATGATATGGACATGAAAGAAAATGATCCTGATACTTTACCTGATTCAGAAGAAGAATTAGCATTACATATGCAACTTAGCTATAAACAAGCTGTTGAAGTAGCTGAGGAGCAAGCATTAAATGTTTTATTAGAGAATAGTGATTACGATTTAATTAGACGTAGAGTTTTATATGACTTAGCTGTATTAGGTATAGGCGCTACTAAAACCACGTTTGATTTTAGTAATGGAGCAAAAGCTCAGTACGTTGACCCAGCTGATTTAGTTTATTCTCATACAGAGTCTCCATACTTTGACGATATATATTATGTTGGCGAAACAAAAGAGGTACCAATAAATGAATTGGTAAAACAATTTCCAAAACTAACAGAAAGTGAGATAAAAGAACTAGTTGATAAGAAATCATATCCTATAAGTTACGTAAAAAGTAATGATAAAAATAAAGTTAACGTTCTTTACTTTAACTATAAAACCCACATGACTAAAGTTTATAAACTAAAAACATTAGCTAGTGGAGCTGAGAAGGTTATAGAAAAAGATAGTAGCTTTAATCCACCTAAAGAAAAACAAGAAGAAGGTGGATTTGAAAGATTAGAAAGAGTTATTGAGGTTTTATTTGAAGGCGTTTATATAATTGGTGCAGATAAAATGTTGAGATGGAGAATGGTTGATAATATGATGAGGACAGACTCAGATTTTTCTAGCGTTAAGATGCATTATCAAATAGTAGCGCCTAGAATGTATCAGGGTAAAATAGAATCTATAGTTAGTAGAATAACAAGCTTTGCTGATATGATTCAATTAACTCATTTAAAATTACAACAAGTAATGTCAAGAATGGTGCCAGATGGTGTTTATCTAGACGCAGATGGGTTAGCTGAAATAGATTTGGGTAACGGAACAAACTATAATCCACAGGAAGCTTTAAACATGTTCTTCCAAACTGGTAGTGTTATTGGTAGGAGTTTTACATCTGATGGTGATGGTAATCCCGGTAAAGTTCCAATACAACAAATTAATAACGGTGTAAATGGAGGTAAGTTACAAAGTTTAATACAGACTTACAATTATTACCTACAAATGATAAGAGATGTGACTGGTCTTAATGAAGCTAGAGACGCTAGTACGCCTAGTAGAGACGCTTTAGTTGGTGTACAAAAGTTAGCCGCTGCTAATTCAAACACAGCAACTAGGCATATACTACAATCTATGTTGTTTATTACCGCTGAAGTTGCAGAGTGTTTATCACTACGTGTTGCAGATATAATAGAGTACTCTCCAACTAAAGACGCTTTTATAAGAGCTCTTGGTGCTCATAATGTAGCAACCTTAAAAGAAATGAATAATTTACATCTTTACGACTTTGGTATATTTATAGAATTAATGCCAGATGATGAGGAAAAACAATTACTTGAAAATAATATTCAAGTCGCACTAGGTCAAGGTATGTTAGATTTAGATGATGCTATAGATTTACGTAGCATAAGAAACGTTAAGCTCGCTAATCAAATGCTTAAGGTTAAAAGAAAAAAGAAACAAGAAAGAGATCAGCAAATGCAACAACAAAACATGCAAGCTCAAGCTCAGGCTAATGCTCAAGCTCAACAGGCAGCGGCTCAAGCAGAAGTACAAAAGAAACAAGGCTTAATGCAAGCTGATGCCCAATTAGAGCAAACAAAAAACCAACTTAAAACACAGTATCTATTAGCAGAGGTTGAAGCTAAAAAACAATTAATGGCATACGAGTTTGAATTAAACTCTAGAATGGAAATGATGAAGCAACAAACAAACGTTGAGCAAGAAAATAAGAGAGAAGAGAGAAGAGATAATAGAGTTAATATGCAAGCAATGCATCAAAAAGAGATGATAGATCAAAGAAGTGGGGGTGATTCACTTAAAAAGTTTGAATCATCAGGTAATGATATAATCACAGGAAGCGTTGGTATAGAAAGGCCAAAGCTTTAATATTTAATATTTTATAAAATTTTATTATGACAGAAGAAAATAAAGAAGTTATCGAAGAGATAACTGAAGAAACAACAGAGCAGCCAGTGGAAGAGGCTATAGAAAAGGTTATAGATGAAACAAAATTTACTAGCGCTGGAGATGATAGCGTTATTAAAATAGATTTAGATGCACCTCCTCCCTCCCAAGAAGTAGAAGCTGTTAAAGAAGAAACGCCACCAGCGGAAGAACCGCAGGAGGTTGAACAAGAAAAGGTGGAGCCACCTGTTATTGAAGAAGTAAATACTGAAAATAAAGTAGAGGCCCCAGTTGAAGATAACGTAGAAACCACACAAGTTGAAACTCCTACAGAAAAAGTTGAATTACCAGAAAATATTCAAAAAGTTGTAGAGTTTATGAATGAGACTGGTGGAGACTTAAATGACTACGTAAGTTTAAATAGAGATATTAGTTCAATGGAAGACTCAGATGTTTTAAATGAGTATTATAGAACAACTAAATCTCACTTGTCATCAGAAGAAAGAAATTTTTTAATGGAAGATAAATTTAGTGTAGATGAGGAACTTGATGATGATAGAACAAAAAGAAAAAAACAAATAGCACTCAAAGAGCAGGTTGCCGAGGCTAGAGCCTACTTAGACGGGCAAAAGTCTAAATACTATGAAGAAATCAAAGCTGGGTCAAAGTTGACCCCTGAACAACAAGAAGCTATTGAATTCTTTAATAGACATAATAAAGATCAAGAAGAGCAGAAGAAAATAAGCGAAAATAGCAAAAGAACATTTTTGAATAAAACAGATAGTTTCTTTGGGCAAGATTTCAAAGGTTTTGAATATAATGTCGGAGATAAAAAATATAGGTTTAATGTTAAAGATGTTGATAAGGTTAAGAAAACACAGAGCGATTTAAATAATTTTGTTAACAAGTTTGTTGGCGATGATAATTCAACTATTGAAGATGCTGCTGGTTATCATAAATCTTTATACACGGCTATGAATGCAGATGCTATTGCTAAGCACTTTTATGAGCAAGGTAAAGCCGACGCAATCAAAAGTCAGGTTGCTAATGATAAAAATATTAATTTAGAACCTAGAAAAACCCATGGTGAAACAGAGGTTGGAGGAGTTAAATATAGAGTATTAGGCGATTCATCTGCTGATATGAAAAATAGATCTTTTAAAATTAGAAAGAAAAATTAACTTTAAAAATTTATAATTATGGCAATTTCAAATCCTGGTGGTTTGTTAAATAGTGTGCCTGCTCCAGCGCAGCAAACGCTTTCAACAAATTACTTAGACCTATCTAGCAATGCTGGTTGGGGTCAACAATACGTGCCAGACTTAATGGAAAAAGAAGCAGAGGTTTTCGGCCCACGAACTATTTCTGGTTTTTTAGCTAAAGTCGGCGCAGAAGAATCTATGACTGCAGATCAAGTTATTTGGTCAGAGCAAGGTAGATTACACTTATCTTATTTATGCAACATAGACAACCCGGGCGTTATTACCGTTCAATCTGATATTGATGGTAATGGCTATGCTGCGGGTGGTATAACTAACGGTCATGGTATTAGAGTTAACGACACCGTTATTGTATCTAACGCTAATGGAGTTTACAAAGCTTTGGTTACGGGTATCTCTGCTTCAGGAGCAGGTCCTGATATTACCGTAGCTACTTACGATGGTTCTACTATTGCGGCTTTAGCTACTAACCAAGCAACCACTATGTTGGTTTATGGTTCTGAGTATGCGAAAGCTACTGGCTATAATGCTGCCAACGCTGCTGCTGCTGTTGAGTCAAGAGGCGCTAACGAACCAAAATTTAGCACGTTTCAAAATAAACCAATTATCATGAAAGATTACTACGAAGTATCTGGATCTGATACTGGTAAAATTGGATGGGTTGAAATATCTACTGAAGCTGGTAAATCAGGATACTTATGGTATCTAAAAGCTGAGTCTGACACTAGAGCTAGATTCACTGATTACTTAGAAATGGCAATGTTAGAAGCTGAATTAAACATGGATCCATCAACTGGTGGTTCTACACCTTCAGGTGTTGATACTGGTATATATGGAGTTGATGGTACTAATTCGGTTGGTACTGAAGGTTTATTCGCTGCTATCACGTCAAGAGGTAATGTTACTACTGGTGTAACTGGTGTTAACGCGGCTACTGATTTAGCTGAGTTTGATGCTATATTAGCTGAGTTTGACAAACAAGGTGCTATTGAAGAATACATGATGTTTGTTAATCGTTCAACTAGCTTAGCAATTGACGACATGTTAGCTTCTATGAACAAGATGGGAGCTGGAGGTACTTCTTACGGAGTATTTGACAATGATAAAGACATGGCGTTAAATTTAGGTTTCTCAGGTTTCCGAAGAGGATCTTATGACTTTTACAAGTCTGACTTTAGATACTTAAATGACAAAGCTACAAGAGGTGGAATTAACGATGCTGCTGGTGCTAACGCGATCAGAGGTGTTATGATTCCTGCTGGTGTATCTACTGTATACGATCAAAACATGGGTAAAAACATGAAGCGACCATTCTTACACGTTAGATACAGAGCTTCTCAAACAGATAATAGAAAGATGAAAACTTGGACTACTGGTTCGGTTGGAGCTACTACATCTGCTTTAGACGCAATGCAACTTCACTTCTTATCAGAAAGATGTTTAGTTACTCAAGGTGCTAACAACTTTATGTTAATGCAGTAAGACTATTTATTTATAAGGGCGGTCTAGTATCGCCCTTATATTTTTATTAATTATATTATATATTATATTATGGCAAAGAAAAAAACAACGACTAAGGTTGAGGAACCTATAGTCGAGGAAACAGTGGTTGTAAAAGAACAACCTAAGGTTGAAGCTCCTAAGGTAAAAGCTAAACCAAAGTGGGAAATAAAAGATAGAATTTATTATCTAAAAGGTAGAAAGAAGCCTTTATCGTATACCGTTAGAGCATCTAATTTGTTTTGGTTTGACGAGGAAAAGGGATACGAAAGAGAAATAAAATATTGTCAAAACCAAAGAACTTGCTTTGTAGACGAGATGCAGGGTGAGCAAAGGTTAGAGCATATAGTTTTTAGAAGCGGAGCGTTATATGTTGGTAAAGAAAAAACAACGCTACAAAAATTTCTTTCTTTATACCACCCACATAATGGTAAAACGTTTTATGAACATAAACCAATTCAGATAGCTGAAAGACAAATAGATATGCTAGAGCTAGAGGCTGACGCAATATTGATGGCTAGACAAATAGATATTGATATGGCTGAAGCTATCATGAGAGTAGAGAAAGGATCTGAGGTATCTAGCATGAGTTCTAAGGAGCTTAAAAGAGACTTGTTACTATTTGCTAGAAACAATCCTATTTTGTTCTTAGAGTTAGCTAATGACGATAACGTTCAACTTAGAAACTTTGGTATCAAAGCTGTCGAAGAAGGAATAATAAAATTATCAAACGATCAAAGAAACTTTTTATGGGGTTCTAATGATAGAAAGATAATGACTGTTCCATTTGATGAACATCCATACACAGCGTTAGCACATTGGTTTAAGACCGATGAGGGTATGGAAATATTTAGTAATATAGAAAAAAGACTAAACTAGTTAATTCGAATTAACAAAACTATAGCCACCTTAACGGGTGGCTATTTTTATTTAGGGGCTAACCTTCCACTTTATTATGTAACTATATTACTATAAAATATAATAATATGAGCAAATCAAAAGGTTTAGGAGATTCAGTTGAAAAATTCACAAAAGCTACAGGAATAAAATCTTTAGTAGACATGACAATGAGTGTGACTGGTAAGAGTGATTGTGGGTGCGGTAAGCGTAAGAATTGGTTAAACAGTATTTTCCCATATAAAAACAAATAGTTATGGCAGTAAGCGTAGATAATGTATACCAAAAGGTTTTAGCAATATGTAATAAAGAGCAGAGGGGTTATGTAACTCCGCAAGAGTACAACTTGTTTGCATATAAAGCTCAAAACGAAATATTTGATAATTACTTTCATGGGTTTAAAACAGCTACTAGAAAACCTACTAATCAAATGCTTTATGCAGATGAGGTGGAAATGACGGAAGAAAAGCTACACCCATTCCATGTAGACACAACGGTTAATACATCTACAGCCTCATTAACAGTTCCAACTATGTATAAAATGATAGGATTAACTAGAGGTAATGGAACTAAAGTAACTCAACTTAATAAAAGTGAAGCTCAATACACTGAGGCTAATCCTTTAACTAGAGCTACGCTAACTAGATCTGTGTTTGTTAGAGAAGATAATAATACATTAACTATATATCCCGCTCCATCTGCAACAACTTATAATATAGATACAGACGGTAACGGCACTCTTGATGCTGAAACTTTTGAGGTTAGTTATTATTCTAGGCCAGTGGCACCACGTTGGGGATATGTTGTTAGTAATCAAGAAAAACCTTTATATAACCCTAATACTTCTGTAGATTTCTCCCTACACCAAGGTGAAGAAGAAAACTTAGTATCCAGAATACTTATATTAGCAGGTGTTACTATACAA